TTAATGGTTCCTACGAACGAAGATTTTTTCAGGAGTGTTCTTGATAATTGCGGGAAGAAACACAGATATGACGCCAAGTCCCAGGATAATAAATGTTGTTTTTGGCCAGCCACTCTGCGATTCGGTAATATTTTCGGTGAATTCAATGAAGCCATACGCGGCAGTAAAAAATGCCAAAACCGCAAACGGCATATTTCTTACCTCTATATTCAAATGAAAGATGCACGTGGCGAGGAAAATTATAAGAAAAAGCAGTATCAATCGCAAATCCCTATGATGAAGCGCGATACCGGATATCTCGTTAGCGGATATTATTTCCCATTGCTGATTAAATGCTGCTGTCATCTCTTCAATTTTTATGGATGGAAAAGATTTATAGATAGACACGTATATATTTGGCGGATTTTCAGCGACAGAGACACTAGAGAGCAAAGTCATAAAATAAGTATTAGATTTAATATCTTTAATATTATTTGAATTTTTCCATTTAACGGCAAGACCAGGAACGATAACGTTATTGATTGAACTGTCATCAGCGACCGACAGCGCCTTCTTGGCCCCTGCCTCCAAGGATTCTTTGATATCCGTGGATGGAAGGGTGACCGCGATGATGGCATCCAGCGGTAGTTGCCTTCGGTGTTCCGGTGGGACATGCACCGGGAACAGATAGGCTTGGCCCGGGGCTCTTCCATGCAGCCTTTCCACCAGTTGCATAAATCCTATTCGGTCCCCAGGCGATAACGGCTCCAGGCGGGACAGGACCCCTCTAGCAAGGGCGCCAAGAAGATAAGCAGGGGCGGGCCCATCCTCCTCGTCTTGAGCCTGCTGAAACACCGTGACGACTAGGGCATTTTTACCGGGACCGACAGTGGCCAGGAAATCGGGGTCAGCCAAGTCATCCACCGAAACGAAAATCGGATGGCCGCGCAGATTCCCTATATGAACCGCGCCCTGCCGCAGCACCGCTGATATATCGACGTGTTCATGCTCCACGAACGTATCCAACAGCACTGGAGACAGCGCGAAGTCAGCGCAAAGGCACGCGACGACCAATAGGCTGGCTAGGGCGAAGCGCCAACACCTATGGCTCGGAATGCGGAATTGCAACGCTAGGTTCCTTAGAGGATAGGTGAGTAAATTCTCCTTTTAGAGGCATTTCATAGGGAACCGGATCAATCAATGATTTTTTCTAGTCGTATATTCGAGATGCTGAGCTACGCCTGATTGTCTGAGCAGGCCTAGCGGCAGTAGGTGCTTACCAACCCGATCCCAAAGGCAAAGAGAGCTAGTCACCCGGGCGTATAATTTGGGCAGCGCAGCTTGGGGCCGTGCCGGAATCCTTTATGGAAATTTACGCCGCCCTCAGCGCCCTTTTGCTGCGAAGTGATGGTCTGGCTCTTGGAGAGTCCGGGCTAACTTATTGATAAATAACATATTAATGAGAGGGCGCATTTTTTTTGCGATAAGTGTTCCAACGCCGTTGCATCTGGTGAATCTCGTGGCTATAGTCCGCGCCCGAACCGCAGCCCACCGCGGTTCACTCGAGAGGTCGGAGCGTAGCGCAGCCTGGTAGCGCATCAGACTGGGGGTCTGGGGGTCGCAGGTTCGAATCCTGTCGCTCCGACCATTCTCGACAAGGACTTAGCGGTTTCCCCCAAAACCGCCGGCAGCCAAGCGGACCCACAGCGGACCCGGCCAGCCATCCCTTCCTGACATATCCTGTCGCATGACATTGCTCCCCGGGACCAGCCCGAGAGCGGACCCAGGCGCTGAAATCGCGCCCGGCACCCCGAATTATTCTCGAATCGCGTCGCCAGCGGAGGGTTGTGTCCGCCCGGGGTTTTCCGGACACTCGCTGGAGAACACCAGCGGAGGCGACGCCTTGGACGACCGTTCGACGATATGGGGCTGGACCGCCATCCTCGCACGCACTGAGCGGGACGCCCGGATAGCCGGCACGCCTGAGGCGAGGGCCAAGGCCGATCAAGCCATCGCGGAAACCATGGCCAAGATCAAGGACGCGTTCCCGGGCGAATCGCGGACGGCCAGCATGGTCCGATCAATCATCGACAGGGTAGGGGCCGACGCCCTGGGCTTCATTGTCGAGGCGCAGTTCGCCGGCTTGATCGATCACGCCAGCGGGATGGAAGCAGCACGCGCCATCAATACGGCTGAGCCGGCGCGGGAACACGCGAACGGTGCAGCGGGAGGGGGGGCGCTATGAAGATCGTTTTCGATGATGGTGAGGAACAAGTTTGCTCCGAAGACGATACCCGGCAGGTCTGCAATTCAGGTCTCCGAGATGAGCACCCAGGGAAGCCAGGATGGAGCGCGGTGTCGGTGGTCCCCCGGCTCTGGGGAAAGCTGGTCACTGTAAGGTGTTCGGCGATCGGAGTAGGAGCCCATGTTATGACCGCAAGGGGCCTACGTACCGTGGTAAGGGTCGAGTACCTGGGCGGTAACGATTGAGCGAATCCATGATATTTTACCTACACGGCACGCCTTTCGAGATACCAGACGAGTGGTGGGCTGGAACCGGCATGAAAGGCTTCGGGGCCAATGGCCGGTCTTACCGCTGTGACTGTGACAAAGCGCAAACATTGCCTATGAGCGAGGTATGGACCTTAGTCAGGGCGCGGGGCTTTGATGAAGCTCGGATGCGTTCGGTGCTGAAGGGGATCGCAGATGGCGATCCACTCCCCCCGGTAAAGGTGGATCGTCCTCCCGGAGTTGGACCAGCCGTATTCAGGCTCAAGGATGGCTATCACCGCTTCATGGCGTCAGCGGCTGCGGGGTTCGGCGCTATCCCCGCTCTGGAAGTGAGCTATTTTGATTTGCAGGATGACGCGGGCATTGGATGGGACGTGCTTCTCGGGATTCGTGACTCATAGTCACGTAGACGGTTCAACCCGGATGGCACACAAATACCGATCCGGATCCGTGTCCAGCGCCCCTTTGTGTCACACCAGCTCTTCGACCTGCAGCGTAAGTCCCCACGTCCCGTTCTCGTTCGCCGCCATCTCCGCCGTGTCGGTCAGGGCGCAGTACAGGGTGAGGCGGTTGCGGACGGGCGCGGCGTCGTCCGGGTCCCAGATAACCAGCATGTCGCCAGCGACGCCGCGGCGGACCATGAAGTCGTGGTAGGTGGTCATGGCCGCCGCTTTGCTCTGGTTGGCCAGCACGATCTTGAATTGGCGGTAGCGCGGGCGGCGGGACACGATGCGCCGGCCGCCACGGGTCCGGCTCCTACTCGACGGGTCCACCACCGTGACGCTGCTGCCCGCGCTCATGTTGATCGGCGGCGTGAAGGGCACGCCGGCCAGGAAGCGGCCGCACTGCCAGCCGCCGGCGGTGGTGTCGTTCTCGAACACGGTCACCTTGATGTACCGGCCGACATAGAGCTGGCCCAGGTTCAGGAACGCGATCGGCATAGTGGGGAACGCCTCCAGGTCGATGCCGTCGAACGGGAACTCGCCGAAGGGACGGGAGCCCCAAAGCTCCGTCTGCTGCCAGAATTTGTTCCCGACCGACTCATAGACCTGCGTCGCGAAGTCCGGACTGTTGGAGATGACCAGGCTGAAGAAGGCCGTCTTACTGGCGTTGTGGTTGACGAATGCCACCTCACCGATGGCGCGGGGCCGGCCCAGGTCGATAGTGAAGGCGAAAGGCAGCGGGCCGACGGCGGTGTTGCGCGCCATGGCTTGAACGTCGTCGGTCACCAGGTTGCGCACGCTGAAGCCGCCGGTCTCCACCCAGCCGGCACCGAGGCCGGTGAAGGTGCCTTGGTCGGTGATACTGTCCATCAGCATTGAGAGCGCGGCCATGGTCACCCCGCCGGATGGCAGACGAAGGGCACCAGCACGGGCAGGCCGTACCAGGCCGGGTCCGTATCCAGGACGGGCCCGTCATATGGCGTGGTGATGATCACGTCGATGCCGCTGCTGTGCAGGGCCTGGCCGCGGTAGAAAAGGCCCTGGGCGCCTACGGCGGCGTCGCCACGCAGCAGGGCCGCTCGCTCCTCGGCAGCCTGGGGGCCGCCGCCGGCGGGCGTCCAGACGGTGATGTGGAACACCCCGGTCCACTCCTGCGGCGCCGTGGCGCTGAAGCCCAGGGCGCGGGTCTGCCCGAACAGCACCTTGGCCCGCTGCCAGGGAACGCCCTCCACCGGCGTGAACGGCACGTTTTCCCAGGCGGTGGGCCAGGCCGGCGCCAGGGTGGCCAGCTGGGCCTCCAGGGCCGCGCGGATGGCGATCCGGCTCATTTGGCCACCTTCTGGGCAGCCTGTTGAGCGATGGCGGCGAATTCCTGGACGGTGACGGACACCATCCCGGAAGGCGCCTGTTTCGAGCTCCCGTGCTCCAGGTCCAAGATATAGGCGCTGCTGTTGGTGATGTAGATCAGGTCGCCCGCCTTCATCCCGCCAACGGCTTCGGTGATGTGCGCGATGGTGTCGGCGCCGTCCGGGTCAAGCCGGCCGGTGGGGCGTACGGTGAAGCCACGCGCGTCCGCCCGCCAATTGCCACGGGCAGCGCCGGTGTCGACCGGAGTTCGCTCCACCACGCGGGTGGCGACTTCAACGGCCACCTCGCGAACCGCTTTGTCGATGTTCCCCTTGGCCTTGGCCACCCATTTTGCGATGTCCGCGTCGAAGCTCATAGCGCGTCCTCCAGATGCTGTAGACCAATGCGCAAGCTGTCGACCGCCACGCGGCCAAGCGGATTGTCCCGCGGGTCCAGCTCAATCCTCTCCCGCCCGACAGCCACGTTCCAAACGACTAAGCTGGCGGTGGGGTATCTCGGGCGGAAGCTGTCGGTCTCCGCATCCGCGGCTGCCAGGGCACGCCAGCACGCGGCAAGGGCTGGCGGCCACAGGCGTGCGACGTAGGAAGGCGGAAGCCGCCCCGGATAGTCGCCATCAGCCGCCACAGCTCGCAAGGCGCGGCCCGCTTCCACTTCCCGGCGGGTAATTCGCCCGGCTTGATGCAACTCCGCCAAGGGGTCACTTGGCGCTGATCGTGGCATGCCAGTCCTGGGCACAAGGCGCCGGTCGGCATTTACCTCGAACGCAACCATTACTCCTGTGCTTGCCCGTATCGCCTCCGCAATCTCAGCAGCCCGCCCCGCTGAGACGGCACCTTTGGCGAAGTCGTGCATCGCGTTGAACGCAAGCCCTGTAGCCCGCTCGAAGGCGGTTAAAGTCTTGAACTGCACCTTGATGGCCGATTTTACCCGGGCAAGGTCAGCTTCGTGGATCGTCACCGGCATTGCAGGCTCCAAGTCGCGCCGGCGGGATCGGATTTGGCGGTGACGATCGTGAGGGTCCGGCCATCGGCCTGCACCGTGTCCGTCGCCGGCGTCGGCTTGATGTCCATGCCGGCCGCCAGCAGCGTCACCTTCACGTCCGAGGGCTGCACCAGGCCGTTGGCAATCTCGTAGGCGCTGAAAGCGCCCAGGAAGCCCCGGGCGGCGTGGTCTGTCGTCGTGCCGGGCGTGACACCCACGCCAGGAACGTAGGTGCCGGCGGTGGTGCGGCGGATGGTGATCGGGTAGACGATCCCGCCCAGGGCGGTTGCGATGGTGGCGGCCAGCTTGCCATCGGTCAGCAGGGACATAGTCGGGTCTCCCTCACAGGATCAAAATGCCGTCGGGGCGGGCGGACTCGTCGTCGTAAATCGAGCGGCCGCTATCGCCGGCCATCGCGCGGCTGACGGCCATGGCGCACGCCACGGCGCCGTCGATGCGGTCGCGGGCCTTCCCCTTGTTGAAGGCCTTCAAACCGGCCTTGTCGGTCTCGACCACGACGTTCGCGAAGTTCCACCGCAAGATGGGGTGGCCGCCGTGGGCCAGCCGGCCGCCAACAATCGCGTGCTCCAGATCGCGGATCGCCGGGCCCATTGTCAGGGCACCTTGGCGCATGGCCACCACGGGCAAGCCATCGTCACCCAGCGCGGCCATCATCTGCTGGCCCAGGTAGGGGTCGAACGCTATTTCGCGGACATCGAATCGGTCGCTCAGGTCGCGTATACAGTCCTCGACGGCACCGTAATCGACGACATCGCCGGGCGTTGGGGTGATGTGGCCGGCTTCGGCCCAGGTCACATAGGGCACACGATCCCGCTCCGAGCGTTGGCGCAAGGCTTCCGCTGGGCAGAAGAACCACGGCCACACGGCCAGGCTGTCGTCGTCCAGCCGCCAGCAGGCGAGCACCACGGTCAGGTCGCGCACGCTGGACAGGTCCACCGCCAGCCAGCAGGGGAAATCGCGGATGGCTTCCAGGTCCACCGGCCGGGCGCCGCGGTCGTACACAGCGGCGTCGACGAAGGGCGTGGCGCTGTGGTCCAGCCAGACGTTCAGGTGCAGTTGCCGGAACGCCTCGCGGTCGGCGGGCCGCTGTTCGGCCTCGCGGGCGAGCTGGCGCAGCCCGTCGATGTCGGGAAAGCCCAGCTCCAGGCCCGGGTTGACCCGGCGCCACACCGACTCGTCCCGCCAGTCCTCGTTCGGCCCGGTCTCAAACAGGATCGGCAGGAAGCCTTCGTCCTCGATCTCTCCCGTCGCCACCTTCACCGCGTAGCTGTAGAGGTCGAAGGCGATATTCGCCTGGCCCTTGCCGGCTGTGGTGATCACCACCAGCAGCGAGCCGGCCGTCTTCACCAGGCCGGTGCGCAGCACGTCGAACAGGTCGCGCTTTGGCCAGGCATGCAGTTCGTCCAGCAGGGCGAACACGGGCGTGCTGCCATGCTGGCGGCCGGCGTCGCTGCTGACGGCGCGCAACACCGCCCCCGACTTCGGGTGCGATAGGCGGTGACGGTAATCGACGATGTCGACCTTGTCCGCGATCCGGGGGTCCTCGCGGCAGATCATGGCCGCCTCCTCGAAGGCGATACGGGCCTGTTCCCGATCGCTTGCGGCGTTCAGCGCCAGTCCACCGGGGGTGCGCTCCGGGCCAATGGTGTGCAGCAGCGACAGGCCAGCGCCCAGCGTCGTCTTCCGGCCGCCCCGAGGCAGCAGCATGAACACCGTGCGGACCTTCCGGCGGCCGTCGTCGTGGCGGGGGCCATAAATCCGGCGAACGATCCGTTCCTGGAAATCGGCAAGCTGGAATTGTCTGCCCCGGGCGGTGCTTTTCGGATGCTTGAGCACACGGAGGAAATCGACGGCCCGCTGCCCGTGTCCCAGCGGGTCGGGGATGGGGCTGTCGTCGAACACCCATGCAGGGAATGTCGCGGGCACGGTCACAGGTCGTACCCCGCGATATCATCGTCATCACCGGGGTCGCGGGCCACGGCCTTGTTCCTGCTGGCCGGGGTCAAGCCCAACTCAGCTGCCAGGCGCCGCGATTCCGTCATGGCTTGGAACATCGTTTGGAACGCGGGGTGACGCTTTGGGCCGGTCGGCCCCTTCACGGTATCGCCTTCAACCGCGATGGTTGCCTGGGCCCGGCGGACTGTGCCGATGGCCAGGGCGTAGGCTTCCACCATGGGCAGATCTTCCCGCGTGACCGTGCGGCGGGCCAGCAGGCCGGGCCAGATCCGGCGCCATTCCGCCTTGGCCTCGACCGGCAGCCAGGACGGCGCCGGGGGCGCCTTGGCAAGGCCCCCGTCAATCGCCCGAAGCTCTGGTTTCCGACCGCGCATGACCTCTGACCTCGATTTGCTCAATTCCTGAAAATCGCGAGCGACACTCCCCGTCGCGCAAAACGCCCCCCAAGCGAAATTCTGATCCCCCCTACCCGGGGCGGTTCCATGGGTGGGACGGGTCCAGCGGTCGGCCGGTCGCATCGCAGCCGTCGGGCCGGTCGTTGGCCAGCGGGTTGCCGAAGCCGCCGTCTTCGCCCGCCGTCTTGGCGCTGTGGCAGGACCGGCACAGCGACTGCAGGTTGGCCGGGTCCAGGAACAGGCGGCGGTCGCCGCGCCACGGCCGGATGTGATCCACGACGCTGGCGCGTGTGCCGCAGCGGCAGCACACGGGGTTGGCCTTCAAGTGGACCGTCCTCAGCGCCTTCCATGCCGGATCGGCGTAAGGCCGCGCCCGGTCGACGTTGCCAGGGTCGGGCGTCCGTGCTGCCGGCGTGCAGGTGCAGCGCTGGCCAGCCGGCTTAGGCTGGCGGCAGCGGGGGCACAGCGTGGGCGCGCGGAACGCCATGGCGTCACCCGATGCCCGGGATGCGGTACGGCGCCAGCAGGCTGGCGACGGTGTCGACGGACGGCTGGGCGGTGGGCGCCAGGTAGGACAGGCTGATGTCGCCGATGCCGATGCTCCGCAAGCCTGGGTCGCGGCCTCGCGCCGACCAGGCAGCGATGATCAGCTGCAGCACGGCGTCTTGGATGTCCGCCGGCGCCGTGTCGAAGCCGGCCGTGTATTCCACCACCAGCACGGCGCGGCAGGCCCAGGACCAGGGCCGCGACCGGCCAGTGCTGTCCAGGCGCGCCAGCGTGCCCGTGTCGCCGTCCAGGCGCGCAGCGGTATCCACGTCCAGCGCGTCGCCGTCCACGGTCACGGCGGTCAGGGTGGTCACCGGCCAGCGGGACAACACCAGTTCCTTGGCCAGCGGCGGCAGCTCGATGGTTTCGCGGTAACTGCCCGCCAGGACCTGCCTACCGATGTAGGAGGTCACTGCGGCGCTGGCGCGGCTGATGGCGGACGACAGCAGGTCGTCGGTCGAGCTGTCGGTGATGTTCAGCCAAGCCTTTGCATCGGCCAGGGTCACGAGGTCGGCGGCGGGCGGCGTCAGGACTTCAAGCATCATCGCCGTCCATCTTCTGCAGCTCGCGGCGCAGGCGCAGAAGGCCAAGAATGATGCCGATCAACAGGGTTGCGCTGGTCAGGATGGCATTCACATTGGCCAGCAGCGCCGCCCATGCGGGACTGGTGAGAAGCCCGGTAATCAAGGCCGCGTCGGCCACCTTGGCGAACTGATGCATCGTGCGGCCCTTCTTCAATTAGGTGCGCCGGCCGGCGACGCTGGGGGAGACGCCGCCGGCCGACTTGCCTGTCCACCTCCTGGGGCGAGGGACAGGCCGTAGCGGGTGCAGCCCTGAACCGTTTCGCCTGGATGGAGTAGGGAGCGGCGACGGTTCTTGGTTTGCTGGGCCAGGCTGCGGCGGCCCCTTTCCCCTGCTCCCTATCCGGTTAAGCCACCGGCGCGCTGGCCGGGTGGCCCAGAACGGCGACAGCGGCGTAGGTCCCGCCCGACGTGGCGCCCGTCGGCGTCAGCGTCAGGCGGACATACCGGCGGGAGCCGGAGTAGCCCACCCGCTTGGTCTTGTTGTCGTCCGTGGCGGCGAAGGTGGGCAGCGTGCCCAGGATGCCGTCGTTGGTCACCGCGGCGCCGTCGGACAGGTTGGCCGCGTCACCCTCGGTCAGGGTGGCGGCCACCGTGCCATCGGTGATGGTGCCGGCGGTGACGACGAACTCCAGGCCGTTGAAGCCCAGGGTGTCGATGATCGAGCCGTTCACGGCCGACGTGGTGATCACCTGGGCGGACAGGGCCGTGACGGCCCCGATGTTGTTGTGCAGGTCGCGCATGGTCAGGGCCTCCTTACGACGTGGCGATTTTCAGCTTCCGGATCGCTTCCGGCCGGCGGACGCCCGCAGCGACGCGGCGGCGGCCGTGGAACCGAACCCGGCCCTTCGTCCGTTGGGTGAAGTCGTCCCGGACGATTGAGAGAGCCACGCGGTCATACACGCTAAAGCCGATCCCGAAGTCACCGAAGGCGATGGGGAAGGCCCCGCCTGCCACGTCCGGCATGTCTACCGCCTCGACCACCGGGCGGCCTAGCAGCAGGGTTGAGGGCGCGTTGGCCATTCCGCCGATGTCCACCAGGTAGCGGCCCTGGCTGTCCTTCAGCTTCCGCACGGCGGCCAGGGTCGTGCTGTTCATCAGCCACACACCATTCTGCCGGTAGGCCGGCTTGAGCGCGTGGAACAGGTCGATCAGGCCATCCGCCTTCACCGCGCTGGCGTCACCACCGGGGGTGTAGGACAGGTTGGGATCGGCCATGAAGCCCATCGGTTTCAGGGCGCCGTCGCCGTTGACGAACGCCTGGCTTTCGGTCACGCCGAAGGCTTCGGCGAACTCGCTGGCCAGCTCAGCCGCCACGTCCACGGCGGCGTCTTCGAGGAGCGATAGGCTGCAGTCAACGAACGTCGCGAGTTCCTTCACCTGGAATGACTGCTGACCGTACTTGACCTCGGTCTCGGGGCGGTCGTCGTCTTCCCCCACCCACGTCGCCGCGGCGGGGCTGGTGCGCCGCAGAGTGTTGACCTCGCTCCGGCCCGTCGTGCGGACGGTGGCCAGCGCCCGGATGGGCGAGAACAGGGTCAGGTCCTTGTCGATTTCGGCCTGGAAGTCCGGGGGGGCCAGGTAGCCGGCGGCCTCGTCGTCGGACAGGCGCAGGGCGCGGGTTTCGTCGGCACCCATGCCGGCGGTGCCGGTGCGCAGGTAGCGAGCGAAGGCGCGGCGCTCCAGGTCGGCGGCGGCGTCGGTGCTGGCATCACCGCCGCCCAGGCCGGTGCGGGCCGAGCGGGCCTCCAGGCGGTCCAGGCGCTTGGCCAGGGCCTCGACGGCGGCCTGGGCGGCGCCGGGGTCCTGGCGGGTTTCAGTCTGGCCGGTGCCGGCCGTCGTCTCGTCGGCCATCACGGCCTCCTCTCGATTGTGGTGATGATGGTGGCAGTCGGGGGCGCACACCGGGTCGGGGCCGGCGTTTGGCGCGGCGCGGACCTCATTGACCCGCGCCGATGCGTTCGATGGGATGCCGACCAGGCTGATCTCAGCGAGGTCGGCGGCGGTGATGGTGCGGCCGCCACCTGGGCGGGCCTGGTCACGGAGACGGCGGAAGCCGACGCTCAAGCCGTTCAGAGCGCCGGCCTTCAGCAGGGCATAGGCCTCGGCACCGGCGCGGGTCTCGGTGACCAGCCTGCCGGCGACCTTCAGGCCCTTGCCGTCTTCCTCGACAGCGTCCCACGATCCGATCACCTGGTCGGGGGAGTGGTTCCAGAGCATGGGCAAGCGAGAATTGCGTGCACGATGCTCCGCCAGCGAGGAGGAGAAGGCACCGGGCGCGAAAGCGGTGCCGTGTCGGTCCAGCTCACCCCACGTGGCGGCATAGCCCGTGAAGGTCCCGGGCTCACCCTGGGCAGGCGCAAACCGGACCTCCAGATGCTCAACCGCACGACCCTCCGCCTGTGCCTGGTCGGCGGCGGCCTGGCGCTGGAGACGCCGATAGACGGCCCAATCCTGCCGATCAATCTCCTTCGCCGTGGCGCCTGCCTTGCGCTTGATGCCCATGACCGCCGCAAGATGCGACCTGCATCCCGGATGAATCGGCGGCTGGGGGATGCCGTTGGCGGTGGTGGAGAAGGTGGCGCCGTCCAGATGCTGGCAGACTTGGGAGGTCTTCGAGTCCTCGATCGCGGTGAAGCGCAGCTCCGGCACGACGTCGCTGTTGTCCCGGAACACCGCCATGCGACTGTCGCCGACGGCACGGGCTGCAGCGGTATCACCTATCGGGCCCACCTGGGTCACCGCGTCGGCCGCAGCGGCATTGACCGCGTCCAGCGCGGCCTTCACCTGGCCGGCGGTGTCCGATGCGACCTTGCCGTCGGCCGGCGTGGTGGCATCGGTTGCGGCCTTCACCAGCGCGGCGACCAGGGCCGTGGCGGCAGTGCTGGCCCAGCCGGTAAAGTCGCCGGGCGTCGGCCGGGCGGTGGGGGGATAGGGCTGGCCAGATTCATCCCGGGCTTGGGCGATCTCGACCTGGGCCAGTTCGATGGCACGGTCGGCGATGCCGGGCAGGGCGTCCGCTATGACCGCGACCAGCGCCGGCGGCAGGGTTTCTGTGAGCCCCTGCAAGGAGTTCACCACATCGGGCACGGTGACGATCGCGCCGGCCTTCAACGCATTGGCAACTGCGGATTGCGCCACTTCGGCCAACCGCTGGGCCAGAGCGCGGGCCTCATCCTCTATCTGCTGGGGCACGCTGGTTGGGTCAGCCATTCGCGGCCCCCGGATCTGTGGCGGGCGCGGCGCCGTCGGCGGCGGTGTTCAACGGGAAACGCAGCTTGGCTGCCTCGCCACCTTCGGGCGGCAGGTTCTCACGGGCCCGGCACTCGTCGGCCGTCATCAGGCCGCCCGCGATGCTCTTCACGTAGGCGTCGACCCGGTTGGCAAGGTCGGCCATTTCGAGGCCAGCGGTCAGGAATTCAGCGTAATAGCTGGCCTGCTCATCTTCGTTCAGTAGGTCACGGGCGATGGTTTCGCACCACAATCGCAGTATCGGGAGTAGGGTCAAAGTCAAGAACTGCTGACCAAGCGATTCAGCGTTCGCGTGGGTCACGCGATCCATTTCGGACAGCAGGGACAGCGGCACGCGGAAGAGCCGCGAGACCTCCGCGACCTGGAAACTCCGCATCGCCGCGAACTCGAGATCCGTGCTGGCGAACGTCAGCGGCGTAAAGGTGCTGCCCTCTTCCAGGACCAGCGTTCGCCCGCTGGCCGCGCCAGCGTGTGCCGCCTCGATGCTGGCGCGCATACGGGCAATCGCGGGATCACTCAGCTTGCTGGGGGTCGAAACGACACCGGCTGGCCTGGCGCCGCGCTTCATCAGATTTGCCGCGTGTTGCTCCAAGGCCAGACCCAGGCCGATTGCATCGGCGCCTTCGACAACAGGGGACAGGGGGCGGCCGCACCCGTGGGACATGCCCCGCAGGTGGAAGATCTCCGACCGGTCCAACACCCGCTGGGCGCCGCTGGGCATGGTAAGGGTGTAGATAGGCGACATGTCGTCGGCCGTCGTCACGCAGACGGCACCGCGGCGGAGCGGGATCAACTCCAGCACCCGACCATCGGCGGCCCTGGCCACCAGCCCGAAGGCTTCGCCCCTGGTCAGCAGTTGGGAAGTCAGGTCCGACTTCACCTGCCAGGGCGTCGACCAGGGGTTCGGTCGCCGGGCGATGATCGCCTCGACCGGGTGGTCGTCGGCCCGCTGCCGTCCTTCGCCGTCCTTCTGGAAGAGGTGGACAGGGAGTTGGGCCACGCTCTCCGAGATGAGCCGTACGGCGGCCAACACCGGCGGGTATCTCAAGGCCGTTTCGGGGTCGACGCCGATACCCGCCGCCGTGGACCGGGCAGCGGCCAGGAAGGCCTCCAGCTCATCAAAGCCGCTGCGCTTTTCAAGTCCGAAGAATTGACGGATACGGCCCATTTTGCGCCCCAGATTTCTGGTCAATTCTGGGGCATAGGATCTCGGTTAGCAAGTTGTTATGCGCCGGCAGCGCATTTTATACTATGAACAAAACTCATATTCACTTGTACGCCCTAAGTACAAGCAATCCATAATTGCAGATTACTGCACGACCCGAAGGCCGGCGGTGATACGGCGCAAGTCGGCAAGCTCCTTCGATAACGTCGGGATGGATTCAGGGTTCTCCGCAAGCTCGCCAAGCAATTCGACGAGCAGGATCCGAATGACCTCGGTGCGTCCGATCTCCTCCCCCACGACCACCTTGACCGCCTCGAGGAAGCAGCCGGCGCGAAGGCCTGCGGGAATTTGGGCATTAGCCCTGAGCATGTTCACGGCCCACGCGGTGATGGTCGAAATGGTTTGGTCTTGTTCGTTCATGGTGTGCTTTCAATTCAACAGGGCGCCGGCGGGCGCCGTGACTGTGGCGGCCAGGATGGCGGTGCGGAGCCGGTCGAGATCGCGGGCCAGCGCCACGGCCAGCGCCGGCTCAGCTTCAATGGCCGCTGCGGTGCAGACCACGAAGGCCCGAAACGCCGCGGCCTGACCGTCGACAGTCGCAGCATGGAGGTCGATGGCCGTCTTGACGCTGGCCGCCAGCGCGACCTCGACCGGCTGGTTGGCGCCAACGGTGGCGGTCTTCAGCACGCCGGCCAACTCCGCCACGGCGGCGGCGAAAGTGTTGCGGTCGATCACGGCTTGGCCTCCTCATCGACGGTAGCGCCGGCCAGGCGGTCGGACAGGTCCAGGACCGCGAGGTGGGCGCTGCCAAGGATGTGCGTGCGGTCCAGATCCAAGCCGCCGGTCAGGGCGAAGCGGCCGAAGGCGGCCCGAAGTTCGGTCAGGGCCTGGGCCTGCTCGGCGGTGGCCGGCTGGAAGATGTAGTTAGAAGTCATGATAGTTCCTTTCAAGTTGCCCAGGTGCCGATCCCGTTGAAGGCACTGTCGATAATGGAAACCCCCTTGTGGCCGAGTTCGTTTTCAACATAGTCGCTGGCCTTCTGCAGTTCTTTCATGCCACCAACTGCATGAAGGGCGATTCCTGCCGTTCGAATTGCGAGCTTTAACCCCCAGTCGGCTATACCAACTCCGTTTTCTGGCGGGGTGTAGCGCCCTGCGATTGAGCGCATAGCTGCCTCTGCAAAGCTGATGCTTTCGACTTCCGCTTCCGCTTTCGGTCTAGTTGCTCGGTGTTCGACCAACGCGCGGGCCAGCAACAGAATTTCCTCGTGGACTGGAGCCAGTTGCATCTACATCACCATCAGAAGGTTGCGCTCGAAAGCGAGCTCAGGTCTCGGAAGTGTGGACCAGGGCCCTCAATGACGAAAGCGGGACGATCCCTCGAACCAACATCAGCGGTTGGCGTGAAGCGGCTGGCGCGCATTTCCATCCACCGTGTGTTGCCGTCCTGGTCACCACGGATGAAAAAGATCTGATCGGCGTTGCGGGTCAGGCCGGTGCGGCTGACTGCCGTCGCCTCCCCGTCATCTGCGAGCTGGGCCAGCACCAGCACCCAAATCCCAAGGCGCTTGGCAGCGGCGGCCAGCCATTCGGCGACGCGGCGAAGGTGCTCCTCCTCGGTCACAGCGCGGTCCCGGCCGCCCACCAACTGCCAGTAATCCAGGATGACACCGATGCAGCCGTGTCGGTGCTTGGCCGTCAGGATCTCGCTCCGCAGCCGGTTGGCAGTCCCGCCCGGCAGGTCGACGTACCGGACGTGATCCGGCGTGTCGGCCGCATAGCGTCCGGCCCTGCTCACTAACCCCGTCGGAACGTTGCCGCGAAGCGACAGGCTGTTCACACCCAGGTCGCGCGCCATGCTGCGCATTTCAATTTCCTGAGCCCCCATCTCCAAGGCGATGTAGGCATGGGGTATACCGACGCGGTTGAGGTTGGCGGAGATAGTGCCCGCCAGCAGGCTCTTGCCACTTTTGCCCTTGCCGGCAAAAGCGTAGACCCGGCCCGCCTCCAGACCACCCCCCATCGCGACGTCCAGCTTCGGCAGACCGGTGGCGTAGACAGCGGCCGGACGTTCCATCCCAGCCACCACAGCGCGTAGGACTTCCAAGCGAGACCGGGAGCCGCCGCCATCGATGAGGGATTCGGCCGCTGAAATCGTCGCTGAAATGGTGTCGTTCACATCCTCCCCCTCGACCGCCGCCACCATCGCAGTCAACCCCGCGTCCATCAGGCGCCGACGCCGCGCCGCATCTCGCACCTTGGCCGCATAATCAGGAACCGCCATCGGGGGGCACGCGGCGCTGACGACTTGGGCCAGGTAGGCAATGCCGCCGCCATGGTCCCGCAACTCGCCATCCAGGGCCCTCGCCATGTCCGCCATCAGCGCCGCATCCGCCATCCTGCCGGCGCCCCGGCGCTCTGCGATCCCGGCGAACAAGCGGGCGTGGACAGGATCGAAGAAATCGTCGGCGTCAACCCGGCCCAGCGCTTTGCTGTAGGCGGTCGGAAAGTTCAGGAGCGCCCCCAGCAGCATCTGTTCCACGTCATTGCACGCGAGGGCGGCGACCAAGCGCTGTATCGCGGGGGTAGAGGAAATTTCATCAGCGACGGTCATCGCGGGGCGAACTCCGGCAGGTCGGTGATCTGAGGCCGGCGCTTGGGCGTCGGCGGTGCTGCGGCAAGGCGTTCCTGATGTTTGCGGCTGAGCATGCCGGGGACGCTGTGGAACCACCCTTTGCGCTTCGTCTCGGGCTGGCCAACCAACCAGGCGTCTATCGCTGCCAATTCAGCTTTCATGTCAGGGATGGCGTGGTACGTGGCGGTCCAGTTGTCGAAGTCCGAATAGTTCAGCCGGACGACTTTTCCCTCGAAGGCATAGGGCCTGACGCCCTGACGGTTCTCTAACGGTTCTATGACGGATCTGGGGGCATCTGGTGCCCCCCTAGGCGGCACGTCGTGCCCCCCGACCCGGAACGACGTGCCGCCCGGAACCTCATTCCGCCCGGCACCAGCTTCCGGGCGGCACGTGCTGCCCCCCGCGAAGAACGAGAGTTCAATGCGGTATTCGCGCGCGCGGTGCCTGCCCGAGTCCTCCTTCGCCACTAGGCGCAAGGCGCCTGTATCCTCGAGGCGCCGGAGAGCTTGGCGAACGGCGCGTTCGGACAGCCCGGTGTCATCGGCGACGCGCCCAACGGACGGGAAGATCTGGCCGCCTGTATCGTCCGAGAAATCGGCAAGGCGGAGCAAAACAAGTTTCGCTGTGGCGTCGAGCCCCCGCACTGCCCAGACCAAATTAAGAACCTGGATACTCACCGGAAGCTCCCGCTGACGAATTTCTTGATGTTCGCTCCCGTGGTAGGGGTTCGTGCAGTACGAAATATTTCAGGGGGAGAACGCGCCAGCCTTCGCCGCATGATAAAAACAGTGGAAGCCTTCACACAGCGATCGGCGACGGTCGTCATGCGACTTGCTGCTATCGGCAGCCTGGTCGGCGTGATAGTCGAGCGCCCGCAAGGCCAGCTCGCCAATCAGCGAAGCCGTGATGTCGCCCAAGTGATCGAAATTATCGCGAGAATTCATGATGGGACTCCTCCAAGTTGGGGTCCCCACCCGGCCACCGACCGGTGACGTGCTGCGCCAGCCCCGCCAGCGCGCCCGCGGGATGTATCAGGCAGCCGACTGGCTGGGAGAAGTGCGACGACGCGACATGATCCACGCGGTGTAATCGTCCTCAAGGACGCCAACGCGCCGGTTGGAAAGAACAACCGTAGCCGGGCCGGTCCCATCAGCGATATAGCGGTACAAAGTCCTCACAGAAATGCCGGTGCGCTCTGCGACATCTTTCATGGAGTTAATACGCTTGGTCATTTTAGCCTCGTTTGTGTCATTTTGTGTGTCAGAGGCTAAATAATTGCCAAAACTCAGGCAAGACGAACATTTCCGCTTAAATTCTACAACAGGTAGATGTGTCGGCTTACTCCAAGATATGAGCATCATTCTTTAATGAGTTTTGACCGATAAGACGATGAATTTGAACATTGTACTTTCTGCGTATATTCGATAAATCGCGATTTTCAATTCTGGTATGCCAAAAATGCAAAAGGCCAGGAGTTCATGCCCCTGACCTTTAATTTGCAATCTGTGTTTGCCTTTTACGCTCTCAACTTCACGACGTTGCCCGCCACTGCCTGGCCGGTGACCACGGCGGCAACGTGCGCCGCCCAGGCCTCGAGCGCGGCCGCCTTCTCCTCCCGCCAGTCGTGGCGCTGGTACACCCCCACGATCCCACTCCGGCTGCCCGAAGTGTGGTTCAGGACGGCTTCCGTCACCTCCAGCCTTACACCCAAGCGCTGGAGGCCCGTGGCCAGAGTCCGGCGCAGGTCATGGAGCACCCACGGTGCCATCGGCTTCACCAGCGCCGGGTCTTCGCCGGCCTCTTCGGAGGCCTTGACCCGGGCAGCGTTGATCGCGGCGTCGAGCCTTTCTTTGCACCGGCTCCAGCCCGAAAACTGCCCCACCCGCCCAGGGAATACGAAATCGTCCTCACCGGCTTTTCGAACGAGCCGGGGCTGTGCCGCGATGAGTTCGCGGGCGGGGGCGGGCAGGGGCACCAGGTGCGGAGTGCTGTTCTTCACGCGGTCGGCCGGCAGGGTCCAGGTGGCCAGGTCAGGCGCCAACTCGTCCCATGTCATGCCGGCCACTTCATCCCGGCGCTGGCCGGTAAGCATCAACATCCTGATGATCGCACCGAAGGTGGTGTCAGCCCCAGCCTGGGCCCAGATCTCCGCGAGTTCGGAGTTAGACAGAACGCGATCGCGCTCCTTTGGTGCCTGAACTGGCTGGCCCAGGAAGGGGTTCAGCGACAGCGTGCCGCGCTTGTTGGCCCAGGAATAGCAGGCTTTCCCATACGCGACGACGCGGGCGGCGGTCGTGCCCTTGCCGGCCGCCACCATCTTGTCGTGCACCTTCAGCACCAGTTTCCGATCGATGTCCGCCGCCGGCTTCGCCAGGTGGTCGGCGTAGGCCTTCCTTAAGGCCCGGACGGCTTCGGCGGCGTAGGCTGGCTTATTGGCCGCCAAGCCGAGCCGGTGCCATTCCGCGATCAACACGTCCAACGTCAGGGCCTCGTGGGCCTTCTGCGCCTTCACTGCGGCGGCGGCGGCTTTCCGGTTGGCGGCGGGGTCGTTGCCCTTGGCCACTTCGCCCAGGATGGCCTGTACGGCCTCGCGGGCGGCGGCGAGGGATATTGCGTCGACAGCACCAAGGGGCACCCGCTTCTTGGCGCCGGCCAGGGTGTACTGGCAGAGATAGGTCTTGCTGCTGCCGGCGGTCACGCGCACGGCCAAGCCCCGCTGAACCTCATCAAAATAGAGCTTGTCGCGCGCACCTTCAGGGCAGGTCAGCCCGTCGATTACCCGTGTCGTGAACCGCATTTCGACCCCCGTTTCAGCGCACCAGATTTCCCGCCTTTCCCGGGTCCGCTCCGAATGAGCGGACCTATAGCGGACCCCGCCGGACGACAT